TCATATGTGTCTTTCTCGGCTGCATCCTGAGCAAGCTGCAGCCTTTCCTGCTGCGTTTTCTGCTCTGTAATCTGATTCATCAAGGTAAGACCAGTCTTTACCATGTCCGGATCGCCCGACTTGACCATCAGCATGGCATTCTGCGTCGGGTCATTACCCATTTGCCCGAGCACGGACAGCTTGCGGTTCTGCATCTGTCCTTCCCGATAGACATCTCCAAGTTTTGCCAATTGCGAAAAATCGGCACCGCCGGAGTATGGTGTGACGGAAAAATTGGGAACGGAAAGCGGGTTAATCGCCATTGCTATTCACCTGTATAAAACCCGATGCCAGGAATACCGTAGCTGATATCTGAAATACGCGAAGCAAGCGGTCCTGCTGCCGGTCTCAGATAGCCGCGGGCGAAAATCTTGGCAGCATCCTCTGGTGTCTTGGCGGCCTGAAGCGCACGATAAACCTCGGCATATTGCTTGTTGCCAATATCACCTTTAAGGCGGCCAGCGACGAAGCGAGCCTGCTCCGTCGGATCCTGCCAGTTACGATCCTGCAAATGTGCAGCCATCGTATTCCATTCATCGCCACCTTCCTGGAACAGGCCATGCGCGTAATGCGCTTCACCACCATAACGAGGCTGATCGGGATGTCTTAGCGTCGGATCGAAATTACTTTCTCGCCTGATATTATAAAGAATTCCGCCAATTGCATTATCGGAAAATCCCTGATCACGCAGTTCCTTGACCACGCCTTGCGCAACGCCTTGCTGATTTGCCGGCATGGTAACAGGTGGAAGTGGGGCAGAAGTGATTTGTGCTCCTGCAGGAGAAGCCGATGGCAATGGACCGGAAGCAACTGTTCCTGCCGGATTAGGCTGCAATGGATCTGCTGTTCCTTGCGAAAGATTGGCTAATTGCGGCTGTTGTTGGCCTCGCAACAATTGGCCAAGCCTTGCCAGTGGAGAAAAATCAAAACTGCTGTAAGCCTCCGGTGTTTCAAATCGCAGAGGATTGAGTGGCATATCACGAGAACCAGCTTTTTATGCCACCGAACGCCTGGCCGATCGGTGTATTGGCCAATGAATAACCGCCAGTGCCGCCAGCACTTCCACTACTCCCACCCATCAATGACCCGCCAAACGGGCTTCCACCCAGCGCCAGCGTTGCCAATGATAATCCTGCTCCCAGCAAATTCTTGGCACCTGCTGCTTCGCCGGCGGCCTGCAGATTATTGGCGCCGATCGTGGCGCCTTCGACATTGCCGTACACATTGGCCTGGTTCTGCCCATAATTCTGCGCAAGGTCGGCAAGACTACCATAACCCGCTGCTTGGCCTTGTGCGGCAGCGTTAGTGGCATTTAGTCCCATTTGTCCGGTGCCTTGAAGCTGAGTGATCCAATTGTTGAAATTCTGATTGGCCAGATTGGATGCGTTCTGCTGTTCGGCCTGGATCAGATTGCCACTCGCCGTCATGCCACCGGCACCAGCGGCGCGTTCTGCGGCCTGCTGAGCCTGGTTCAGGGCAAACTGATAGCCGGGATTGTAATTCTGGAATGCATTCAATGCCGATTGCTGGCCGGCCGCGCCACCGGCGCCAAGGGCGTTGGTCAATAAGGGTGAAACACTGCTGTACTGGGCTCCAAGATTGGCCAATGGCGTAAAGGCGCCAATCCCCTGATTGAGCGCGGTGGTGCCAGTCTGATAGCCTTGCTGCAATGCCGGCAACGCTTGGCTCTGATAGCCTTGCGCAGCCGCAATGTCCTTTTGCGCGGCTTCCTTTTCCGCGCCGCCACTGAATAATGCATCAAGAAAGCCAACCATCCTGTCCTACTCCCATCACGGCAAACCCCACCCCTTTGTCGTCTTCCAATAGCTGTAGAGATTGGTTCTATCGGTCGATGACGGGGCACCGGTCCACATCACAACTTCGCCAAAAGTGCCGTCAAAGTAGTTGCCGCCTATACCACTTACCTGCCTGGCACCCATCACAATGTTAGCAGTCGTGTTTCCAAAAGCACCCGTCTTCCCGGTCGGAGAATACGCATCAATTGCATTGTTAAGATAACCGCTGCCGTTGGTCCCATCAAATGACCACCCAACCGATACCGGGGTATTTATGGTTATCGCCATGCTCGAATCGTCAAAGGGAGCCAGGATCGCCATTCGCCAGGCACTGGTAGCCACAAAAGCAAATGACTTAAGATTGTCGTAATCGTTGCTTTGGCCGGTCCCGAGAAGGGTTATCACCCCGGAATTCGACGCGCCGCTGGTCGGGGTCGTCAAGACCACGAACACATTAAACGGCGCTGAATTAAGCGCCACACTCGCATTTTGTATCCACTGACTGCTTCCAGACGTAAACGTGATTCCCGGCTTTGTCCCGTTGAATCCAGTCGCGCTGTATGTCGGCCGGTTGGCGCCTGTGGGTTGAGCCACATTATTACCGTTGCCGCTCAAGTCGTTCCATTGTGAAACAGATCCGGCACTTTGCGTAATGCTTCCCGAGTTGCTGGCATCGAGCCACAGGAGGAGGCCCGGAAGGGATGCAGGCGTCCATCCGGTGGCCGCCGGCTTTGGTCGATACCACCCGGCAGTACTGACGTAATCAACACCGCTATTCCACATCACGGTAGCATCTTGAAAAGAGCGGCTTTCTGCGGAGGAGAGCCGCTGTCGAAAGTAAAGATAACCTGCACAAGCGCATCGTGCGCCGCTGTCACATCTTCCGCGACAATATCCGTCCGCACCGAACTGGAGGCGAAATAACGATTGATCAAGGTAGGATCCTGATCAATCATATCGTTCTGCGTGCGCAGGGTTTCTACCATCTGGACAAGCGATACGATGTTCATGGTGTAGTTGTTCATGAAGGTAACTGGGTTCGACATCCTTTACTCTCCTAGATCCAGTCGATACTGCCGGTGAGGTCATTGGCGGCCACAGCTGTTGTGTCGCTATCGACCTGCAGCTTGGTAATGGCGTAAGCGATTCCGGTCGAGAAATACTTACCGCGCATGAACTCGGTGCTGTAGCCGCCGCCGGATGCAACAGGAATCGTCCATACCGGAGTGTCGGTGCCGACGGTCGGCGACGAGGCTTTATTGTAAAGCTTCAGAAAAACTGCATACGAGGCCGTGTTGAATACATCGATCCGGCCAATTTCTCCTGCCGATGCCTTCAACGAAGTGGCGTTAGTGCTCGCAGCTGCATTAACCCGCGATGAAGTCAGCCCATTGCTTGCAGCGGTCAACGCTGGCAATACCAGCCACGGAGTTGTGTTAGCCGTATTGCCGGGCTGCACGGTCCAGGTGCCGGACTGGGTGACCGCAACTGTCGAGGCAATGCTTACAGGCTGGGTAGCTTGCCAGAACGTGCCAGTAACCGGGAATGTCCCGCCAGTCCCCGTCACCAGCCAGGCGGTTGTGTTAGCGGTGTTGCCAGGTTGAACCGTCCAGGTGCCGCCCTGATTAGCGGTAACCGTTCCGGACACCGGTTGCGTTGCTTGCCAAAATGTACCGCTGACAGGTTGGGTAATAGCAGAACCATCAACCTTCAACGCTCCGCTGACATTGGTTTGCAACGCAACCATCTGACCATTGGTCAGTGTCGGTGGAGTAGATAAATATTCCGCGCCAGCAGCAGTACCAGTCGCAGGAAATGCCGAACCAAAACTGGACGAAGTGCCCCCGCCGCCGCTTCCGGCAATCACATTGACCCGAAGCGCTCCGGAAGTATCCAGGCTTAACGGACTTGTTTGTGCGGTTGTATAAGTCGGGTTACCGGTTGTAACGGCTCCCATTGCCAGATGCCCGGTCTGGCCGGAAGTTGTCGATCCTTGTCCTGCATTGGTTGGTTGTAAGGCACTGGTTGAGGCACCGGTCGGAAGACTTATCGTTCCAGAAATATTATTGATGTTATTGGTGGCGCCAGTAAGTTGAACCGCAAATGTGCCGCCGTTCGAGACAACCCATGGCGATGTGCTTTGCGTAACACCAATATTTGTATTGGACACGTTGACGTTAGCAGACGTGCCGGTCATCGCCCAGACAGTACCATCTGGAGCGCCACGAATTGGTGTTGCAGTCGTTCCGATTTCGGTCCCAGTAGCGTCGCGAAGATTGACAAATCCCGCACGAGTTGCAGTTAACTGCCATGCACCCATCTGACCTGGGGTCAACGGATTGGCCGTGGCAGTTGTCTGGAAAAATCCACCGGACGGGGTAAAGGCAGTTGAACCAGCAGTAAAAGCTGATTTATCGGCAGAGGACGTACCTACACCGCCAGCAAAACTGGAAGTTAGGGCGACCCGGAGCGAGCCTGTCGTGTCCAGACTCAACGCATTGGTTTGGCCCGTGACATAGGTAGGAGGGCCAGTTGTTACCGCCCCGAGCGAAAGATTACCGGTTTGACCGGATGTAGTTGATCCGAGTGCTGCATTTGACGGTTGATTGGCGGATGTAGACGCTCCAGTTGGAAGTGAAAATGTTCCGCTGACCGTTAATGCACCAGCGCTTACCGTCCCTGCCAGAGCACGCAGATGAGCATTGACCGTACCCACACCGGTCGCAGCAGCATCTGTCGTCGCACCTAATGTAAGATTGGCACCATCGAGCAGCGTTTGCCCGAGCGTCGTAATATTTCCAGTACCGGAATCAGGAACGCCACCAGTTATATGTACAACAGGGTCTGCCATTCGTCAGAATCCATAAATGTAATAGGTCGGCCGCGTAGCAAAAGATGGCGCGTAACCACCATCTCCCACTACTGTCCAATTAGCTCCATTGTACCAAACGAGATATCTTGCAGTCGCACCACCAACGATCGTTGCGGCCCAGCCAAGCCCTAGTGCCCCATCATCTACATATGCCAATGAACCAACTGGTGGTGAAGCAGGCAGCGTCGCCACCATATAGCGAGGTGCATTAAAAGTCGGTGGGAGCGGTAAATTTGTCGGAGTCCAGGCGCTTCCATTCCATTCCAATACTTGGTTAAGAGATGGCGCTGTTGAACTTACCGGGTGATTCTGTAACTTGATTACAGTGGTCGGGACTGTTCCGGATCCTGATCCGGTAACATCACCTGTTATGATAATTGCGGCGCCGCCGCCTCCGCCGCCGCCAGTGATGCTGTTTAACTGGTCGAGCATCCCCCGAAGTTTTTCGTACCAGATCGCATCTATTTCACCTGTCTTTTTCTGGATCGATATCTGCTGACCGGGAAGAACAAGTTTCTTGTTCATCGCAATGGATCGTCATCGCAACGTATCTGATTGCATATCGGCGCCCATGAAACCAAACTTCAATCCTGCTGACTCATCAAACCTCCAGCGGACACCCTGGATTTCAGCCTGACCCCAAATCGCGGCACGGACACGCAGGTTGGTAACAGCCTGACGGCCCATAAGAACATTGCGAGGATTAGTCCAGCTCTGACCGCCATCTCTAGACATAGAAATGGAAATTTGTGCATTGGTTTCGTCAGGATCATGGCCACCGCCGACCGAGGCCCCTTTGGTCATGTAAAGCTCAATGCCATTGACGCGCACCGCATGCGGGAATGCCGCCAATGGGCCGGTTTCGATTCGCATTGCCAGGGGATCGCCGACTTCCTTCCGGGCCAGAGGATCGATCTCCAGCAGGTTCGGCCCCTGAAAATCGCCGCAAAGCCACAGATTGAAGGCATTGATCGGCTGATAGCCGCGCCATGAGGTTTGCAAGTACGATCGTCGCTCGTGCCAAGTTTGCAGCGTCGTATCGTATTCCCAGGACCAACCTGCCCCTTGCACAATGACGAAGCCATGGCCGCGGGAGTTATAGCAACCAATGATAATGTCGCTTTTGTTGACTTCGTTTTCGATCAATTGATCCAGGTCAGGGACCGAAATCGGCGTCGGCGTGTAGGTTGTCAGCGTGGAAACGCGATAATCATCGCCAACAAAGAAGATCCCCTTGCCCCATCCATCTTCATTGCCGCAGATCGCCTGCGGGCCCAGAATGCCGCGATAGATGGTTGCGACATAGGAAAATGGATATCCGGTTGGATTGATCGGCTGGCCCCACACCTCAATGGTATTGGCACCGGCCAGCAGCAACTGGCCGTTACCCAACGGAATCGGACGATACAGCGGATCCGGCTTGGATTGCGCGGTGGCGAAATTCAGCGGGTTGATACTGGTTGTATTGATGTCGCTGGCAATCGTCGTCCCATCGCCTGCCGTGAAGATGAAAAATCCGTCAATAAATGTGACGGAATTAGGCGTGCCGACATCGGAGTCCGGATAAGTCGCAACCGTTGAACTACCAGAAGCGACCCAGAACGCTCCTATTCCTGGCGAGACAATGGCAATGTCAGGCGGCGCGCCCTGATTGGCCGAGAAGTAGCAATAGGCCGTACCTGGAACGGACCCTGATAATGCCGTGCCGGCACCACCGCTATTGGTCCAGGTATAGACCGTTGTACCAAACAGGGCATAAAGTAGGCCCTGCACCACGATCCCGCCGCGATAGGCTCCGCTTGCCGCCGTGCCCCATGGTGTCAATCCCGGAACCCGCCAGTAAACATAAGGCATACCTGCAGTTGCCGGCAGCGTTTCCGGATAGCAATT